GCGCCACCGCCGGCCTGATTACGCTTCCCACCCTCGACGCTGGCTCCAGCTACGTCGAACTGCAGGGTGTGAGCAACACCACTTTCGCCATCAACGACACCAATCAGGAGTTTCGCCTTCTTGGTGACGACGGCTGGGGTGACTCGCTGATCACCGGCTCCACCGTGCAAGCCTCAGTGACCGCCTACTTCCTCAAGGACACCGCAATCCCCGCCGGCCAGAACTGCCCTCAGTTCCGTGGCAACTACGACGAGGGCTTTTTCCTCATCGAAAAGGCTCGCTACAACAAGGACTACGAGATCTACGTCGAGTTCCTTAAAGAGCTCGGTCAGGCTGACGGCAGCACCGGCAATTACATCTACGACTTCACCGGCTTCAACGCCGTCGTGATGAACTACAACGAGAACATCACCGCCGAAGGCCTCACCGAAGTGTCCTTCGACCTGATGTCCCGCGGTCGCCCCGTCTTCGGCCGCTACGACGCCGGCGCTACTGCCCTGTCCTTCGGTGGTGTGCAGTCCAGCCTGCTGTTCACGGCTCCGTCCTCCGGAGACCGCCGGTACGCTGTTGTCCCCGCTGACAACGCCGATTCCGTCTTCGCGTGGCAGATGGCGCCATCAAGCAGGCCGTCGACGGCAGCGGCAATCCTTCCGCTTCCGGCGTGCTGTTCCCGCTGCAAGGCTTTGAGACTCTCTTCAAGACCGCTTGACGGTCAGACTGAGATCGAGCCAACACCCCAGCCCCGCCCCCGCGGGGCTTTTTTGTACCAACATCCATGCAACACGATCTATTGATGGACGCTGCGCACATGGTGTATGCAGTGAACTGCCAAGTACAAGGCGACACTTTGCACTGCGGCGCCTTGTACTTGGAGCCCCTGATCCCGTTCAAGTCTATACGCCTAGCGTATGAAGCTGCTAGCGTGATGGTTGAACTACCTGACGAGCTCGTCAATCAACCCGAGCCTTTCAGGTCTTGGTCCATCGATCTCCCTCTTGAAGATGTCTAAGTACGCTTCGCTGCTCTTCTCACCCGAGAAGTACCACGAAATTGGACCTTTTCGGTTCCCGGTGTACAACGATCTCGTGCCAGGCGAAGCTAAAGGCATCGAAGCCGTAAGCCGCCAGCAGTCAAAATCCACGTTTCGCTCCATCAAGATCGCGCAACGCATCGCCAAAGATAAAGGCATCAGCACCAAAGAAGCAGTGGATCTCCTGAGCAACGCTGCCGAGGACAACGAACAGCTGCTCTACGACTACGCCGCAGACTTAGAGGAACTGCAAAGCACCGGCATCAGTGCCATTGAGCAGCAGATTGCTTTTGTCACACTCTTCATGCGTTACCGCGGAGAAGCAAAGCTCCCTCGCTCCAAGGACTGGCAGAAACTAGAAGACTGGACCGAGGCCGACACCGAGGCCATTCCGACACGCCTGATGGAGCAGATCTTCCAGCTTCTCACCTGGGAGCGTGACGGCTGGCCTTCTGCGGAGGGAAACGACCAAGAGGAGGAGCCCGAAGCCAGCCCACCCCCGAGCAACTCCTGAAGCATGCGGAGGAGGTGCTGCGCGCACCCCTCGCGGACTGGGACGCGGTCTACTTCCGCATACGCGCCTCTGCGGTAGGAAGCGACTTCACCCCCGAGCGTTTCCTCCGCACACCAATCAGCACGATCCGCTGGTTGCTTCGCCAAATCGATGACTACGAGAAGAGCCGCGCCAACGTTGAGTCCGCAGCTACAGCTCGCTTGGCCACAGCGGTGATTCAAATCGCGCACGGCTTCTCTGGTTCCAAGCGCCCAGCTCCCAAGATCCAGCCTCGAGAGTTCCTTCCTTACCCGGACTGGAAGCCCGAGGCTGCACCTTCGGATGGTCCGGATGCTCCAACTAAGTTCATCCTCTCCGAGCTCGTGCGCACTCGCCGCATTCCTCTGCACGTCTACGCTGTGCTGGCTACCGAAGCCTCAGAGCAGTCGTAATATACGAGTAGCGCATATCTGCCCGTGTCTGATTTCAGGCTCAACGTAATAGCTGAGACTCAGGCCGCTGAGCGCAAACTTCAGCAGGTAGATAAAGCAGCGGACAGTGCTACAAAAGCGCGTAAACTAGAAATATCATTAGCAGGCCCAGAAAAAATAAGCAAGCAGTTCAAAAACATCAAAAGCAATGTTAAAGAGGCTGCTAATGATATTAAACAGTTTTACGGAATAGCTAAAAAGCTACCAGTATTAGGAGAACCACTACGTAACGTTGAAGATTTAGCTAAAGGAACCACTAACCTAGCTAAATCCACTCCGGCAGTAGCTGCAGGCTTAGCTAAAAGTGCAAAAGCTAGTAATATACTAGCTACTAGCACACGAGCAGCTAGTAGTGCTACCAGAAGCTTAGCTGAAGATTTAGCACGCGCGGGCCTAGCTTTCTTCGCTGTAAAACAGTCCGTAGGATTACTGCAATCTGCGTATAGTAGCTTTTTTAATCAAACAATAGGACGAGAGATTAAGTTACAAGAAACTATATTAAAAACACAGACAGCACTCGCTAGCACCGGAAGAGTAGTCTCTAACGGATTAGAAGTTACTGACCCCCTGCAAAAAATAGAAGCACTCACAGGGCAGATAGAGAAAAGGATTGAATCCATCCGAGAACGATCGCTGGAGTTAGCCGGTGTCACGTCTAATGATGTTATTGAAGTATTTGGCATCGTTGCTCAACAAGTGCAGGCGATAGGAGGCGGACTAGAAGACGCAGAAGATCTAGCTATTCAGTTCAGCGCTGCTCTTGGTACTTTTGGTATTCCTTTGTATCAAGCTCGTCAAGAAATTGGTTCTATTCTGCGGGGAGATATTACTATGGATTCTTACCTAGCTAAAGCGCTAGGTATAACAAATGAAGACGTAGCTAAAGCCAAAACATCCGCAGAAGGTGTAATAGGTTTTTTAGAATCGCGACTTAAAGCTTCAGTAGCCGGACAGGCTATAGCTGCTAAAAGTTTCGCAGGTGTAACTTCAAACATTGCAGAGATATTTGAAGAGGTCAACAGGGCCTTCGGTAAGGGTATGCTAGCCCCCTTGTTAGACGGTTTAACTGTTGTATACGAAAATTTGTTTGGAATATACACACAGCTAAAAGATATAGCTAGTGTAGCTGGAACTGCGGTAGGAAAACTACTAAGGATAGGCGCTGTTGGGATACTGGGAGGCACTGCTTCTCAGTTAAGCACCAGCTTGTCGGGAATAGCGCAAACAGTAAAGACCGAACTTGAGTCCGCATTTAGCACGCTACAGTCTGATCTAGTTAGTACTCTAACTCCGCTACGTACTATATTTGAGCAATTTACAAACCAGATTGCTCTTTTAGCTGCAGGGCTTAAAGAGTTAGCAATAGGGTTTGCCGATATTTCCATTGAAACGTTTAAGACGCTAGTCCAAGTAATATCTAACCTTGCAAGCATTCTTACACCTCTTGTTGCGGGTTTTAGCCAAATTCTTAAAGTTTACGGTGAAATCTTAAAGCTACCGGGTGTTCAGTATTTTGCACAACTTGCAGCTACCTTTAAGACACTAGAAGTACTAGGCGTCTCTAGCTTACTTAAGCTTGTAGTAGGTGTTACCGCATTCGCGGGTTCTTGGAGTCAGCTTGTAGCTGCTGTTCAACGCGTTAAAGTGGCTATAAGCACCGCACTTGCTTTCATACTACGCACTGTGCAGCAAGTAGCTATTAACATTTCTGGAATTATCGCCGGACTCGTTATATCATTGAGCACACTTGGTAAAAGTACGACTAAGCTGAGAGCCGAACTTGAAATAGTCTCGGCTACCTTTAATAAGGTAGCAGCAAGTGCTAATGCGGCAGGAGCCGCTACAGCTCGTTTTGGAGGCGCTGCAGCGCTGGCAGGTAACAAAATTAAAGGAGCAATTGTAGGCTTAATCGCTGTAGCTGCTAAACTCTTTGCTATTCAGCTTGTCATAACAGTTGTAATTGACCTATTTGGGCGGTTTCAGAAGCACATGGACAACCTCGCCCAGGATAGACGGGCGGAACAAGCGCTAAAACGAATCGAATCCGGAGCCTACGACGCCGCAGATGGGTTAACCGCAGCGCAGCGGGCAATGAAAGAGCTGGATGAGGCCGAAGTACGGATAAAGTTCGATCGCCTTAAAGATGATCTAAAAGATGCAGTTAACGATTTAGAGAAGTTCAAAGAAGACAACAAAGGCATACTTGACCCCATATATGCTAACACTAAAAGCGGTAAAATCGCACAAGGTGAGCTAAATCGACTGCAAAAAAGAGTAGATTTTGTAACCCGAGCGCTCAACGCATTAGACGAGCGCGCAGGTAAAAAAAGTACAGAAGATAAAATCGCATATGAAAGCGATAAACGGGTCAACCTAGAAAAAGAAATAAAAAAACTCCGTAGACAAATAGAGAACGACTTATTTCAGCAGCGTCAAGCTCTTGCCCAAAAAGAAGTCGAAATCTTCCGTGCCGCCGGCGAGCTCCGCATCAAACAAATCGAACGCTCTAACGAAAAGCTCCTAGAAGGTGAAGAAGGCGCCTCCCGTGCCGCTCTAGAAGCGCTCAATACCTACATCGCCACACGTGAGCGCGGCGAACTTGAAATCGAAGCCGCTAAGAAAAGCCTTGTTATAGAAGTTACCAACCTCGAGAAAAGTATCGCCGATTACCAGCTCGATATCGCGAAGAAGATCGCCGAGATTGAGAAGAAGTCAGCAGACTACAAGCGTGAGACCGCCGAGGCTCAGCAACGTGCCGCAGGTGGCACTACCCCCGCTGCTCCCGGCGTACCTTCCGGTTTCCAGGTTGGTAGCACCGGCCGCAGCACAGGTCCTCACCTCGATATCCGCAGCCCAACGGGCAACAAACAGGCTGTCATTGACGAAGCCACCGCAATCATCAAGGCGTGGCAGGGCCAAGGCCTCGAGTATATCGAGCTCAGCAACGCGAAGATCGATGTCAAGAACATGTTCGACGAGGCCGAGCTTCGTAAGGCGCTCGCCAAAGAACAAGCTGTTCACGCGAAGCGCTCCGGCGGTGGTGCTATTGACATCGCTGTCCCTGCCGGCACCGTGGTTCCCACACCAGCTAGCGCCCCGTCCTGGGGCGGAGCTGGTGGCTGGCAAGCCACTTCTCTGAACACTGGCAATCTGTTCCTTCACGGGCTCGGAACTTCTGTGGCCAGTCCCGCCGGTACCGCAGCGCCTGCTGCGCTCGCCGCACCCGCAGCTTCTGACCTACCAGACTCCTCCAAAGCTGCTGATGATTATGCCGCCGCCGTCCGTAGCCTCACCAGTGCTATGGAGCGCTTCCGCGCGTTGCAAGAAGCTATAACTTCCGCAGATACTGCAGCTGCTTTCGATCGTATTGCACAGGCGTTATTCCCTCGCGAAGCCCTTGAGCAATATCAGGACCGCCTAAACGAGGTGCGCTTTACCTACGACGCGATATCCGCCAGCAGCGCCGAAGCCTTCAACCCCGAGCGCTCCGCTGTTGAAGTCACCCGCCTGACCGCTCTGACCGCGGCTAGTCGCGAGCTCGAGCAAGTACAAAAAGGCATAGCTGACAAAGTAAAAGCTGGACAACTAAATGAAGCTGAACGCGCCAAGGCCATTGACGCCGTCAATGACCGCTACAAACAGCATATCAGCGACGTCGAAAAAGTTGCTGCTTTGCAACGCAGCATTCTTTCAACAGAGCAAGCCACTGCGCTGATTACGCAGTTGCGTAATCAAGCCCGTGACGTCGCCGTCGATATTGAAGCCCTCCGAGTGCGTAACAGCCTTGAGGCCGAGGGCGTCGCGCCTGAGTTCATTCAGGCTGAGATTGCCAAGCTTAATATCCATAGGCAAATAAAGCGCGTTACATCCGAGCTGAACGCTGATCTGACAGCTCAGCTCGATTTGCAGCAGCGGCTGAGACAGGAGTTGCAAAGTGCTTCAGACGAGCAAAAACCCAAGCTTGAAAAGCAGCTCGCTGACGCCCAAGCCGAGATCGACCGCCTTCGCAAGCGCCTCAAAGATGTCACCTCTGCTGGCGCTGGCGCCGCTGCGGCTGAAGACGCCCGTGCGCGGGCAGCCACCGAGCCTGGCACCCGCATTGCAAGCTTCATTGGCAGCGCTAAGCGCGAGCTTGAAGATCTCGAGGGAATGGCTATCCGTGTCTCACAGAGCATCGGAGATGCAGTAGGCAACGCGCTCTCAAACGGTATCGTTGGCTTGATCGAAGGTACAACCACAGCTGAAGAAGTATTTGCTGGTTTCTTAAAAAACATCGGGCAGATACTTATTCAAGAAGCTACCAAGATGATTGCCACCTACGTCGCAATCGGTATTGCTCGGCAATTCGCTGGGTTGCTGGGTGGCGGCGCCAAACCCAATACCAG